GTTCGAGATGCTGACGACGGCTTTTTACGGCGATGATTCGGTCAGCGTCGTAACGGAGCCGGAGGTGATCCACATCCACACCTACCACGGGCAGCGCGTAGATGTGGCGTGTATTCCGGGCTTTGACCGTGGCGTACACCGGGCAGCGCACCCGGGCCTCTCTCGAGAGGAGGAAACGCAGGTGTTCACGGACGAGCTGGCAAAGGTCGTTCTCGGCCTGAAAGCACAGTGCGAGCCCGGTGTGACGAGCATCCTGTCTACGCACTTCACTGTCCCGGGATGCAACATGGAGAGCGGCCAGACCGCGCTATTTGCACAGTTTGAGCCCGTCATCTACCCAGACACCCTGAAAGCTGCAGACTTTGACCTCGTAGCACTCGGCCACATCCACCGGCCGCAGCAGCTCCCGGAGGCAGGCCGTGCGGTGTTCTACTGCGGCAGCATTACAGGCCTCAACTTCAACGACGAGGGCCAGCCGCGAGGCTTTTACATCCACGACATCGACGACGACGGGGAGGCATGGAGTGAGTACATCGAAACGCCCTACCGGGAGTTCGAGACCATCCGCCTCAACGAGGACGATGTCTGCACAATGTTGAGCGCGGAGCGGGTCGTTGTACCTGACCGCCTCAAGGGAAAAATCGTCCGCGTTCTCTACACCTGTTCGGACGAAACAAACAAGGCTTTCAACAAAGCTGTCCTTGAGAAAAGGCTCTATGACGGTGGTGTGTTCTATGTCTCCGAAATCACGCCGGAGGAAATCACGACAAGCGTGAACCGCGACGAGCTCCATGGCGACAACAGCCCGGAGCAGAACCTCGCCGAGTACCTCGCCGAAAAGGAAAAGAGCCCGGAGGACGCCCAGCGCATAATCGAGCTGGCCCGCCCGATTATCTCGGAGGCAATGGAAAAAGGCCGCCTTGAGACCCCGACCGGCTTGTTTATGCCGGTGGAAATAGAGGTCAAGAACTACCGCAACTACCGCGACGAACTGTTCAGCTACGACGGCATTTCCTTTGCAACCATCAACGGCGAGAACGGCGCAGGCAAGTCCAGCCTGTTCATGGACGCCATGCTGGACGCCCTTTTCGAGGAGCCCCGGGAGGGCGACCTCACTGGCTGGATTTGCAACGACCCGGATGCCCGCAGCGGTTCCATCAAGTTCACGTTTTACCTCGGCACCAAGCTGTATCGCGTGACACGCACCCGCACAAAGAGCGGCAAGGCGACGCTGAATCTCTCCGAGTATGTGGACGAGAGCTGGCAGAACCGCAGCGCGGAGAAATACCGCGATACGCAGGCCATCATCGAGAACACCATCGGCATGGACAGCCTGACGCTCAAGGCGACCGGCCTTATCATGCAGGACCAGTACGGCCTCTTTTTGCAGGCCGACAAGGCGGACCGCATGGCAATTCTCGGCAACATCCTCGGCCTCGGCATTTATGACCGCATGGAGAGCATGGCGGCCAACCGGGCAGCAGACGCCAACCGGGAGCTCCGGCGCGTCGCGGATTTGCAGGAGGAGACCGGGCGGACGATGCCGGACAAGGCAACGGTCGAGGCGGCCATGAACAAGACGGCCGTCGAAAAGGCCAGCGCGGTAGCAGACAGGGCCATCCACACAAAGGCCATGAGCGAGGCGCAGACAAAGCTCGACATTGCCAAGCAGGCACAGAAGCGGTCGGAAAAACTCGCCAGCGAGCTCGGCTCTTGGATTGCGGAGAAGAACGCGAACGCCAGCGCGCAGGCTGTTTGCAGAGCGCAGATTTCCGATGCGCAGGCTCTCCTCGATAAGCGCGAGGAGGTAGAGGCAGGCAGCCAGAGTTACGGAAAACTTTCCGCACGGCGGGAGGAGCTGCTGGGAACGGCGGCCCTGATTCAGCCCAAGGAAGAAAAGCTGCGGGACGTTATGGCCGCGCTCTCTGCCCAGCGGAAAAAGAAAGGCAGTCTCGAGGCCGAAAAACTTTCTGCACAGGCAACGTGTTGGAGCTATGAGCAGGCCCTCGCGGACTATGACGAGCTCGAGCGGAAAGCGGCAGACCTCGCAGGAGCGAGCGAACGGCTCACCGCGCTGGAAGAACAGGACGAGCAGTATCTCGCAGCAGACCAAGAGGCCATGAAGCTGCTCCAAACCAAGAACGCAGAAACCGCGCGGATACAGTCTTGGCTCGACATAAAAGAGAACGAGGTCACACATATCCGCTCCCGGGCCATCATGCTCGAGACCTGCGGCTGCCCGGTCGAGAACCCGGAATGCCGTTTCCTGCAGGATGCAGTGGAGGCGAAAAAGAAACTGCCTGCGGCCGAGACGGAACTGGAAACCTACCGGCAGCAGGCTGAGGAGCGCGCCGAGCAGCTCGACGCTGAGTATCAGGCCGCAAAGAAAAAGGCAACGGGCCTCAACTGCCGCAAGGATTTGCAGGCCCAGCGTTTCCTCGTTGCAGACCTGCGGAAAGCCTCGGAGCGGTTCGCAAAGCTGGCGGCGCAGAAAGAACGCCTCGCGGAAGTTAAAGAGCGCATCAAGGCCATCGACGAGGAGCTTGAAACCATTCCGGCCAATATCGAGAGCCTCGAGGCAGACCGTTTCGTCGTTGAGGACGAGCTGAAAAAGCTCCGGCAGAACGCAGCGGAGCTCGCCAGCATTGAGGCGCAGCTTTCGGACGTTAAGAAATACATCGAGCTGGAAAAGCTGCTCCCGGCAGCGGAGGCTAAAAAGAGCGCAGCGCAGACCCGCCTCACGGAGCTCCTGACCTACGCAGAAAAGACCCGGACGGCGATTGATGGCATCAATGCGGAGATTCTGACCCTCGCAAAGGCGCAGGCTGATGTTGACGAACTCAAGGAGCAGTACGCGGAGGCGGATGCAGCCCTCACGGTGGACAATATCCGCATTGAAGAGCTGGACCAGCAGGCCGGACACAGCCGCAGGCAGATGGAAGAAATCGAGACGGCAGAGGCAAAGCTCGAAGTCCTTCGCCGTCAGGCGACGGAACAGGGCCAGCTTGCAGCGGGCTATGAGGAGCTCAAGCGGGCTTTCTCTCAGGACGGTATTCCGCATAACATCGTCCGCAGCATCGTCCCGCTGTTCGAGGCGACCGCGACGAGCATCATCAGCCAGATGTCAGGCGGCCACATGAGCATTGAGATGCGCATGGAAAAGACCCTCAAGAGCAACAGCAAGAAAGAGGTCACCGCGCTGGACATCATCGTAAACGACGCGGCGACCGGAGCTCTGCCCTATATGAGCCGTTCCGGCGGCGAGCGCGTTAAGGCGGCCCTCTCGGTCATCCTTGCGCTGGCAGAGCTCAAGAGCAGCACCGCAGGAGTGCAGCTCGGATTCCTGTTTATCGACGAGCCGCCGTTCCTCGACGACAAGGGTGTACAGGCCTACTGCGACGCCCTCGAGGCCATCCAGAAACGGTATTCCTCGCTCAAGATTATGGCTATCACTCACGACCCGGAGATGAAAGCCCGTTTCCCGCAGGCCGTTGACGTTGTAAAGACGGCGGAGGGCAGCAAGGTCATCTACTCTTGAAATCACCAGCAGAAAGGAGGTGCGAGACTTGGGAAGAAGCAACAGGCAGACCGCCGACTACTTCCCCCATTACGTCGGGGAAAAGAGCCGGACAAAGTTCATCCTTGAAAAGAACTGGGGAAACGACGGGTATGCCTTTTGGTTTAAGCTGCTCGAACTTCTTTGCGCGGCAGACGGCCAGTATTACGACTGCTGGGACAAGATGGGATGGGAGTACCTACTCGCCGTCACCGGAGTTACAGCCGAAACGGCGGAGGCCATCCTGAACACGCTCGCCTCCATGGGAAAGGTGGACAAAGAGCTGTGGGAGAGCTGCCGCGTCATTTGGGTGCAGTCTCTCCTTGAGAACCTCCGCCAGCTTTACTCAAAGCGCACCGCAGCACCGACGAAACCGTCGGTCGATAACTTTCCCGGCCGCAGGGCGGAAAGCCCTGCACAGGAGCCTGCAGCGGCCACAGAGGCGGAGGAAACGCCACAGGCCGTACCAGAGCCCACGCCGGAGGAGCACGACAAACCGAAAGCTCCCCGGCGTAAAGCCGGGAGCCTCTCGGCAGAGCAGGCCGAACGGTTTGACCGCTTCTACGCGGCCTACCCGAAAAAGGTGGACCGGGCCATGGCAGAGCGGGCGTGGGCCAAAATCAACCCGGAGCCGGACGACGCGGCGACCGACAGAATCATCGCGGCGGTTGAGGCCGCAAAGAAATATGACAGCCGGTTCCGGGAGCGGCAATTCACGCCAAACCCGGCAAGCTGGCTTAATGCAAAAGGCTACATGAACGACTACACAGGAGGTGAGCAGCGTGGAAACGATGACGGCTATGCTGGATTCACTCCGTCCGGCGGATTCGGCTCGTTCGGCTGAGACCACACAGCACCGACGGCCGACAAGCAAGGATATTCTGGCTGGTGGTTACAACTGCCAGCGCGAAATCCCGGAGCCGGTCGAGTGCGAGTTCTGCGGCCGGAAACTGTACCACGAGGCCCTCGTGATGGGCCGAACGGTCCTCATGTTTGCCCCGTTCCCGCAGAGATGCACCTGTGAACAGGCAAAAGCCAAATGGGCGGAGGCGGACGCAGAGGAGGCCAGACAAAAGGCGGAGGCCGAGAAAGAGGCGGCGCAGGCCAAACGGCGCGCCAAAATCGAGAGGCTGCTCGGCAGGAGCGGCATCAAGAAACGCTTCCAGCAGCGGACGTTCGCCAACTTCATCCGGGACACCCCGGAGCGGCGGCGGTGCTACGACACGGCCAAAACCTATGCAGACAGCTTTCCACAGCGCGCAGAGCGTGGCGAGGGCCTCTACATAGAGGGAACATACGGAACCGGCAAAACGCACCTCGCGGCCGCCATCGCCTTGCAGCTCATAGGATGCGGCGTCCCGGTCGTCTGCAAGACGTCCGGCGACCTGCTGGCCGACATCAAGGAGGCTTTCGACAACAGCGACGCCACCGAGTACGAGATACTCAAAGCGTACAAAACGGTCGATTTGCTCATTGTGGACGACCTCGGGAAAGAGCAATGTACCGATTGGAGCGTGAGCACCCTCTACTCCATCCTGAACGACCGGTACGAGGATATGAAGCCGACCATCATCACGACGAACTACAACGCCGACGAGCTGGTGCGAGCACTGACCCCGAAAGGCGGAGACGGCACAAAAGCCCGGGCCATCATAAGCCGCCTGCGGGAGGTCTCAACGGTCATCACGATGGCGTGGCCCGATTATAGAACAGGAGGCAGCAGACGTTGAAGTACATGAAATTAACTGACGAGCAAAAAGAACGGCATCCATCAATCCATTATACCGGCAGCGTCCGAGGCATGAAAAAGCTCGGATATTGGGGCAAACATGATGTATGCGTTCGGTGCGGTCAGTACATCTACAACATCTCTATTTGGCTGGACCCGAACCGCTCGAATAAGACCGAAAGGCCAAAAGAGGAGCTGCCGCAGGCGTATTTGGATATTCTCGAGAAACGTGAATGGAGCGTTTGCGATTATACGGACGACGGCCGCGTTGAGCTCGAGTGGTATTCACCGGCCGGAGAGGACTTCATTGTCTGCGTGAAAGTCGAGAACTTCCCGGACGAGATTCTGGACTACTCCGACAGCTTTGACCCGGACGAGCATATTGCGATGTGGATTGAGGCAAAGCAGAACGGTACGAAGGGCGTTCCGGGCGCGCGGCAGATTGTCCACGACGCGGAGGAAATCGAGAAAGAGCTTGACGAGCTCGCATTTGAATTGCAGGAGGCAGAGAGAAAATTATGGCTTACAGATATTACAGCACACGCCGCCCGCTGATGGTGGGCGGAATCCCCTCTACGGAGAGCGTTACCGAAATCGTAAACTTCGAGAGCGGTCGGACCTATTGCGAGGAAATCGACAATAAAGCATGGGGCTACATTGAGTACGCCACACCGCTCGCCCCGCAACAGGCATCCGATTACGAGCTGGTTTTGGCCCCGCAGAAGCCCTCTATCCCTAAACCGCCGCTGAACCGGCAGGAGGTCTACCATGAGTGAGGTGAAAATCAAGGAATTGGACAAGAGCCTCATTCATCAGGCGAACAGCAACAGCATGAGCGGCCAGCGCGGCGACATTTCGGCCCACGAGTACGAGGTCTACTGCCAGAAAGTTATGAGCTGGAACATCCCGGACAGCCGCAAGCAGAAAATCGTGGACCAGATTTATGCCAAGTGGAGCGAGCAGCTCCGGCACGAGGCAGCCCATGTGAGCGTCGCCGTCGCAGGACCGGCGCGGTACAACGCAAAGAAGCTGGACCACAGCGACACCATTCTCCGCCTTTCCTCTGAGTTCGTGGAGTGGTTCAACGGCCTGCAGGAGCAAGTCTGGCAGGGCCGTATCGAGGACAAGGACGCAAAGGAGATTGCGCGGCTGGTCGATGACATCAAATTCTGCATCGAGCGGCCGACGCTTAATCCTACCGCGAGCCTATGCGAGCTCGCCAACAAGGACCCGGAGCTCTTCATGGAGTATTACGAGAAGCTCCATGAAAAGTACCGCTGGCGCAAGAACAGCGTCATCGCCAAGCTCTACGCGGCCGGGAAAGAGGGCAAACTCGCAAACCTGAACCGGCAGAAGTTTTTCGAGGACGAGAACCTCGTCGCCTACACGATGGGCGACCGGGCGTACATCAAGTTCGTTATGAAGCCTCGGCAGCAGCTTATTGTTGCCCTCAAGAGCCGGAAATGGTGGTGGAACAGTTACGAGGAGGCGTGGAGCACATACCTCAACAAGCTGGACGAAGAGTGGGTGCAGAGCATCAGCACCCGGTACGCCGATTACGTTTGAGGAGGACAGCATGAAGCGACTTATGATTATCGGCCTGTGGCCGGACGACGCGGTCAATTATTGCACCGAGAAATGCGACTGCCGCAGGTACGCATTCGACAGGATACTTTACCACAGGGGCGGACGAGCCGCCCGCGAGCGCATCTGCATCCCGGTAGTTGACAGGAGCGGAGCGACAACGACATACCTCGACCTCCCTGTAACACTCCTCGAGGCGGGCGTCGTTTATCTCCGCCTCGACGACGGCAGCGACATTTTTTTGAGCAACACGCAGATGGCGTTAATTGCCAACGAAGTCGAGAGGCAACGCGCAGAGTGCGCAGGAACCGGCCTCAAGACGCTCGGGAAATGGTTTGAGAGCGGCCTCCCGACCGCAGAGGACTATCTCGAACCGGGCGACGAGGTAGACGAGGACCTGATTGGCTACTTTCTTGACGTCTTACCGCCACGCACAAACCGCGCAGGCCTGTTGCAGGTGGGCGGAGAAATCAGCACCGCAAAGGATGTCAACGGACGCTGGCAGCCGACCTACCTTACGTTCAAGCGACAGGGCGGCACATGGCGGTACGCAGGACGGTGTTTTGAGGGCTCTGCGGAGCCAGTTCAGAAGTACCAGTCCTCGCTAGAGAGGATGATGCTTACACGCTGTAAGCTACTGGGAGTTGTAGCGCAGGAGGTTGAAGCCTAATGGACTACAAGGACAAAATCCGAAAGCTCCTCGCTCTTGCAAAGAGCCCGGAGCCGGAGGAGGCAAAGCTCGCCCTGCTCAAGGCCCGCAAGCTTATGGCGGAGCACAAGCTCAGCGAGCGGGACCTCGAGGAACGGAACACTACGGTCATAAAACGGGCCATCGGCGAGAAGTTTTCCAAGAAAGCAAACTCGTGGATGGACCCGCTCTCAATCGTTATTGGAGAAAACTACTGCTGCTCGGCGTTTCGATGCAAAATTAGCGCAAAAACAACCGTTTGGCACGTCGGATTTATCGGCTTGGAGGGCGATATTGAAATCTGCGTAAAGATATTCCGGTATGCGGTCCGGTGCATTAAATCGGAGCAGAAGAAGCTCCGCAAACAGCACCGGGACTATTACACACCGCAGGAGATTGCAAAAATCTGCGATTCCTACGGCTATGGGTTCGCCAGAGGTGTATACGAGGCGTTCACAAGACAGAATGAGGAAAATCAAGAATACGGCCTTGTGCTGAAAGTCCCGGAGGAGGTCAAAGACGAGCTCGAAAAGATTGGACCGCCGAAAGAGTTCAAAAAGACGCCCCAGCCAAAGACGGTTGGAGAGCTCGACGCAGCATGGCGCGGCGTCGAGGACGGCAGGAAATTCGACCCGTCAAACAAGCTGGAAGAAAAGAAACAGGAGGCATAACCGACATGGCAAGTACGAAGTTTGAAGTCTCGATGGAAATTTTCAAGTTTCAGGGAGAACCGGATGTGAGCGTCACGCTGACCGGCAAGAGCCCCGCAGAGCTCGACACCGCGCTCAAAACACTCGAGACCATCGCCAAGACCACGACGCTGTACAACGGCGACAGCGCGCCGGAGGCGGAAAAGAGCGTCACCAGCGAGCCGAAGCAGGCCGCCTCGGTAGTTTCCACGGCGGACAAGAAAGCCCCCCCCCCCAAGAAGCCGGTAAGCTGGCTTACGCCCGTCGGCGCAAAGGGGCTCATGCTCCTGCGCTGCCCGAAATGCAAGAGCGAGTTTGTACAGTTCTTGCGCGAACCGCAAACGACCAACGAGTGCCGGAAGTGCGGCGCGAAAATCCCGCTGGACGCGCTGGCACGGTTCGAGTTCACCTGCCCGGTCTGCAAGAAGGAGAGCTACGGTCGGACGAACGTCGAGGACGCCGAAATCGTAAACGAGAAGTTCTCCTG